GTTTGGAGCATAGGCGCAACTGCGGAGCTGCTTATAGGCCACGCTGTCCCAGCGGTCGCCTTGCACAGTCGTATAGGTTTTACTCATGCATACCTCCCTCTGAAATCATCGTCCTCTGCATCTTTCACGATTTCGAGGACAAGTTCTCTCAGGCTGTCATTCTGGGCATTCAGGACGTTTTGCAGCTCGGCAGTATCAGATATACCTGAGATATGGTAAACCGGCGAGAGCGATATAGGAACCGTGCTGCGTGCTGAGGAGGAGCCGCTGCTCTCTGGCAGCTCAGCGCTCATGGGGGTAACGCTTGCGCTCTCCATCTCCCGTCTGGTTTCCGAGGCCGTCAGAACAGATTCCCCGCCGTTGAAGTAGACCAGCTCCGGGCCATGCTCACCAACGAGGGCAAAGCCGGGGGCCGCATCTTCCGTACCAACAGCATATCCGGGGATTCCGTGGTTGACATTGTAGCGCTCGTTGGAGCCTGCCAGCGCAGTAGAGGCCGCCGAGGCGATTTTGGCATAGGCTTCCTGCACACGGGGCATCATGCTGGATGCGCCATCGATGAAGCCCTGAATCGTCGCCCTGGCGCTTTCCGTGGCCTCGTCGCTCATGTCCATTTCCGATACGGTATCGGCTACGGTCTGGGCGATTTCGTCCATAGAATTGCTCATGCCGGTCTTGAGGTCGGCGATAGATTCGCTGGTTGTATCCTGCGCTTCTTTCAGCGCAGCGTAGTTCTCAACCATTTTGGCGAGGTCAGCGTCCGAGGCCGAGGCCATACCGGCAATCGCATTGACGGATTCCTTGCTGCCATCCGCAAAACTGGCGATAACTTCACTCAGACCGTCGATGTCAGCCGCCCGTTCGTTCAGCTTTTCGAGGTTCTGGTTGTAGTTGTCCCAGTAGGTGATCTGGCTTTGCAGTGCATTGTTGATGGATGCAGCGGAGGTCGAAACGACCTTTTCCGCAGAATCCCACAACGCATACTGGCCGCTGATGCTGCCGTAGGCTTCATCATAGGCATCATTGTAGGCTGCAATGATGTCCTGAATCCGAAGCTCTGCATCAGAGATGGCATTCGCCACATTCTGCTGCTGCGCTGCAACATCGTCTGCGCTGTCGGCGGCGGACTGCTGCGAAGCATTCAGGGCATCGACTGCGGCGCTGGCCTCCTGATACTCGACCTCGGCGGCATTGATAGCCTCCTGATCCTGTTCTACGGCGGCGGTGTAGTTCTCGACCTCCCGCCGGGCAGTGACAAGGTCATCCGAGTACCCCATATACTCAGTGCGCAGTTGCTGCACATCCTCGCTCATGGTGCGCCACGGCAGATCTTCCACCGTGCCGTAGGTGAGCTTGAACTGCTCATCCGTCAGGCCGAGGGTGGTCAGCAGCTTATCGTAGGCAGCAGACATGCCGGCATTGGATTTTTCCACCTTTGCCTGCGCGGTCGCCAGCTTGGTTTCGTTCTCAGCACTATCAACCAGCACATTGTTGTACTGGTCATAAAGGGTGTTCAGGTATTCCTGCCGGGCCTGTGCCTTGGCATCCGCCACATAGGCATCAGTGTGCTGGCGCAGCGCTGCGGTGCCGCCCTTGATGGAATTGGTCTCAAGGTCAATATCATCTGCAAGACTGGGCACCAGAACAGACAGCCGGGCCAGCGTGTCGTGGTATTCGGCATTTCCGTCCGTGTTCCCATTTGTGGCGGCCTCGATGGCCTCCAACTTGCTGATGTACTGGTCCGCAACGCTGGCGGTCGCTGCCATGTTGGACAGGGTGGAATCGTAGCTTGCGCCCGCTTCTTCCATGCTGTCGCCCATGTCACGAGCGGCGCTGGTCAGCTCCTTTACAGAGGGCACCGTCGCATCGGCAGATGTTGCCAGTGCCGTGACGAGCGTAAACGTTCCTGCAATCGCCACAGATGCAAGCGTCAGCGGGCCAGCAAGTCCCGCCAGAGAGCCAGTGAACAGAGTTGCCGCCGCATGAGCTAGTTTTATGCCAGCTGAAACCGCAGTTAGCGTGCCGACCAGGCCGCCCAGCGTGACGGTTCCTGCCGCAATTCCCTTGACCACACCGGGATTTTCCTCTACAAATCCCTGCATCCAGCCCAGAACTTCCGCGCCGACATCGTACAAATCCGACATCACCGGGGTCAAATCCTCACCGATGGCGATTTTCAGGCCGTCTGCTGCGGACTGCATCAGCGTCAGTCTGCCGTTCATGTTGTCGAGCATGGTGCCTGCCATTTTATCGGCAGATCCGGCGCAGTCGTTCAGAGCTGCGGTGTAGTCCGCAAAAGACTGCCCGCCCTCGGCTGCGGCCTCGCTGCACCCGGCCATGATGGTTTGCAGTTTAGAATACTGGTTCGTGCCGGCAATGACCTTTGCAAGGTTGGCTTGCTCTTGGTCGGTCAGGGTGTCCCAGATACCGGCCATGCCTGTGAGGATGCTGGACAGGCTCTGCATATTGCCGTGCGCATCATAAATCTGCACACCGTATTCTGCAAGGGTGTCCCCGCACTCTTTCGTGTTGGTTGCAAGGCGGGTGAAGATGGCGTTCAGGGCCGTGCCAGCCTCGCCGCCCTTGACACCGGCGTTGGCCATGGTAGCCAGCACAGCGGTGGTTTCCTCGACCGAGTAGCCGAGGGATGTAGCGGTAGCTGCACACGCCTTGTAAGCCTCACCCAACTGGATGACATCTGTGTTGGAATTGGCCATGGCGTAGGCCATCACGTCCACAAAGTGTGTGGTGTCGGAGGCTTTCAGGCCAAAGGCGGTCAGGTAGTCGGTGACAATATCGGATGCCTGCGCCAGATCCATGTTGGCGGCAGCAGCCAGATTCAGCACCGGGCTGATGCCCTCCAGCATAGACTGGGTGTCCCAGCCTGCCAAAGCCATGTAGGACAGAGCATCAGCCGATTCACCAGCGGTGAATTTCGTGGTTGCGCCCATTTCCTTGGCCTTGTCGGACAGGGCCGTCAATTCCTCGCCGGTAGCGCCGGAGAGTGCCTCGACATTGCTCATGGATGCTTCAAAATCACCTGCGGTGTTGATGCAGTCCATGTAGGCATCCCGGATTTCTCCGAGGGCCTTTGAAATACCGACCGTGGCCAGCGTGGCCTCGACCGTCTCAAGCGCCTCGACCGATTTTTCACCGAATCCCTTTGCGCCCTCTCCGGCCTCGTCCATGGTCTTTTTAAGGTCAACCTGCTGGTCTTTCAGCTTATCGACCTCAGTTTCCAGCCGGACGCTTTCTGCTGTCAGCTGCGTGGTATCCACGCCGGCCTCGTGCAGGGCGTTCCCGGTGGCAGCTAAACGCTGCTCATAAGTGTTCAGGGAGGCCGCAGTCTTGTCGATCTGCGCTTGTTTGGAAATCAGCTTGTTTTCCAACGCAGAGGAATAACCCTCGGTCTCCTGAATCTCTTTCTGGATGTTGTCGTACTGTTGCTGCAAAACAGAAAGCCGCTGACGGGTTGCGTCAACGGCCTGCTGCTGCTTCTGGTACGCCGAAATGTCGGATTGTACTTTGTTCAACAGCTGAATCTTCCCCTGCGTTTCCACAAGGGCAGACTGAGCAGCCTTGAATGTACTGGAAAAGCTGCTGTTCTGTTTAGCGGACAGGTTGAACAGCAGCTCCCACTCTTTACGAGCCACTACTTACCGTCCTTTCTCGCTCTCTGGCGCTCGGCAATGAGGTCATTGCTGCTGCGGATCCATTGCCGGAACTGATACAGGGGCATTTCCAGCCAGTAGGGCGCAGGCGTACAGTTGACCTGTGCCATTGCAAGCACCTGTCGTCGCAGCCACACGCCGCCATCACCGGTTACAAGTCCGACCTCAGCAAAAAATTTCTTGCTTTGGTGCGGATGGTGTTGTAGTCCCGGATGCTCATAGCACCGATAACATCAACACCGATAGGCTCAGTACACGCCCGGCAGGCCATGCGGATAAGGTAGCCCGCACTCACCGAGGGGATGATCACCGGCTGGTTCAGAGCCGTAAGCTCTGCCTCGATGGCGATGGAGTCATTGCCGGTCAGCTTGCCCCAGTTAAACGTGAGGGAATCGTAGTGCTTGCCCTCATAGTCAAGGGGCTTCTGGAGCTTGTGGGTGTAGGTATACGGGTCAGCAGCGGCAGCAGCCTTTGCAGCGGCAGCCTGTGCTGCATCAAATTCTTTCGGGTCAATGACGGCGTTCATGCTGGATAGCTCCTTTCACGCTCAAAAAATAGGCCGGGACTGCAAAATGCAGCTCCGGCGAAACGGTATATGCGGATTACTTGCCCAGGGCCGCACGGACACCGGCCAGATAATCCACACCGTTGATGTAGCAGATGAAGTTGAGGGGGTCCAGTTCACGCACCTTCTTACCGTTGATGTACGTTGCCCAGTAGCGGACAGCGTATTCACCGGAGCCAGAGGTGGGCGTTGCGGGTGCAATGATGCCACCCTTTGTCGATTTGGGCACGACCACGAAAATATGCTTTTCCTTCCGTGCCTCGACCGTGCCTGCAACAGGATCCTCATACTGGTTCGCCACACGCAGGTCAATGCTGTGGCGGCGCAGCTCCGACAACTGGACGGACTGCGGCGTGGTGGTGCGGAATTCCAGACCAAGGGTCATAGCCTCCAAATGGCCCAGAATGACCGCTTCGACGTTACCACCGACACCAGCACCCGAAATGCTCTGCGTCAGAAAGGTAACATCCGGCAGGGTAACTTTCGACATACCCAGATACTCCACGCTGTCCTCATAGACCGCGAAGTTGATAACGCTCTGATCGATTGCCATTGTAGTGCCTCCTTTTTAGGACTGGAGTGCGCTGGTCACATAGTCAGCGTCATATTCCAGCACAAAATCAATCTCCTGCGCCGGAGAGGGCGGGGTCATGTAGACGTGCAGCTTGATTTTGCCCGCCATCAGGCTGGTCAGCGGGTTCTCGTTTTCCAGCATTTCCACACGGGCACCCAGCAGATAGCCTGCGCCCACCAGACCGTTCAGCCAGATGTTGGCGCTATCCAGAATAGTGTCGATGAGGCGACGGTTCATCGGCTTGTCGAGCTTACTCCAGAACGTCTTGATGAGAGTGTTGGAGACGTAGTCGAACATCCGGCTGATGGGGATGAAGTAGTCCTTCACATCAGTGGACTTAGGGTAGCAGCCAGTGTGGTTGCCCCATGCGGTCCAGCTGCCCATGAAGTTCAGGAACGTGCAGATGCCGGCAGCATCGACCACGTTTGCCTGATTGTAGGTCAGGTTGATGGCTGCACCGTCATCATCGCACAGACCGTCGATGTGGACGGTCTTGTTGGAGGGGCTCTCGTAAGGGATGCCGCCATTGTTGGTGTCGGTCTCCGCGAGGCAGCCCGCCATGAGGGTGGAGCCGTGGAACTTCAGATCGCCCAGAGTGCCGTTAGGCCAGCACAGAATGGACTTCTGGTCGTAAGTGCCAGCGTTCTTGGCCTGCACTGCGGCAGTATAGGTCTTTGCGGAAATATCCACCAGAGCCTTGCCAGAGAACATACCGTTGATGGAGCCCGCCTTTGCAGCCAGCGCAGCAGCAACGGTAGCCTCCTTGGAGAAGCCGGGTGCCATAATCAGGTCAGGCACAATGCCGAACATCGTCAGACAAGCCTCGACCTGCTCTACGGCAGCTGCCACAGCCTCTGCCTCGGCGTTTTCTGCGAGCGGCAGGAAAATAACCGGCTGGCAGGCACACAGCTTGAAGTGATAGTACATCACCTCGCAAACGGTGAACTTTGCCCAGTCGTTGTCATAACCCAACTGTTCCTCTGCTTCGGTGTAGCTGGTGCACAGTACAGGGGTGCCAGCGGTTGCAGCGGTGCCAGTTGCCTTGGACAGCGGTGCCGTACCGATGACAAAGGGGATGCCGCAGGTTGCGGCGTTCGGGGTTGCCACGGCGGTGTCGGCGCGGCTGACGTTAATACCATGATCTGCCATAGTATGTAATCCTCCTTACTTGGATTTGGCGAGCATCCGGGCATACGCAAGGATAGCCTCGCCGCGTGCTTTTGCCTTTTCAGGCGTAGTGTTCAGTTCGGCCACATCGATGATGAAGTCGGCCACGCCGGGATATTTCTCGGTGGCGATTTTCACATCGTCACGATTCACCGCCTCCGCAGCAGCGCAGGGGTAAATCGTATTTTTCTGGATATAGCCAAGAATAGACGGACCGATGTAAATGGAAACGCCGGGCTTGCTCTGCGCAGGCTCGGCGTTTACGGTGGTTTCGGCGGGCTGTTCCGCCGCGGTCTTTTTTACCGCCATAATTTAATGTCCTCCGTTTGCTGCACAGTCGGCAGCTTCCAGTAGGTAATCATCTCTCCGGCGTAATACGGTTTGGTTTCCTCGTCGTAAGGAACGCTTTCCAGCTTATGACCGGGAGACAGGTCAAGCGCAAACTGATACCGATGCCTTCCATCGGTGCCAGTGCCGCCTACCTTGCGGACTTTGAGCAATTCCACACGAAACCGCTCCATCATGTTCAAGAGAGCAAGGTCGCCCTCCTGTTCATCCGGGTTGTAGCAGCAAAAGATAGAGCGCACAGAAACCACCGTGCGCTCTTCGCTGCCGGGCTGCTGCTCCGTTGCCAGCGGGATGACCCGATGGATGATGTACGGGGCTTTCTTCTTGGCGGAACGACTGTCGGGCAGCCGCATCAGATAGACTTCCGGGGCACGGTAGGCCTGTTCGGTATCGCCCTGCTGCATAGCCACCGGGAGAATCATATCGGCCATGATTTTCTCCGTAAATGCTTTCAGCTGCTCAAGCAAAACAACGCTGGTCATATCAGACACCCCATCCGTTCAAAATTCGCGTGATTTCATGCTCAATGCGTTTTTCGTACACCTCCGCCATCTTGTCCTCGACCTGATCTGCAACACTTTCGTTGGTTCCAATCATCTGCGGCGTTGATGGACCATACAGTTCTTTCACAGGGAAGCGGCTGGTGCCGATTCTCTCATAAACACCGATATGGCTACCCATCTTTGCGCTAAATGCGTGGTCGAGGGCTTTTTTGGTACTCGTTTTCATAACGCGGGTAACGACACGACCAGAACGGTCTATGCTCGTATCAAAACGCATCAGCGGAATAACAGAGCCACGGTAGCCAAAACTTACCGTGATTTCGCCATCTGACGAACGGTTGAAATGGTTGACATTCTTTGTGCGGTTGACAAACTCGCTCGCACTAAGCGCATACTGCTCCGTTACGGCTTTCTTGGCCTCCGTTTTTCCTGCATTTGCAGCTCTTGCAAGCGCAGAACCAGCAGCCTGTTGCCAGCCGCCTTTGATGCCAGACAGAAGTGCAGACACTCGGTCAATATCCGATTCAACAGTCACTGCAAGAGCAGCCGCCGGACGTTCTTTGACGTTAAGAGGCTCGTAGGACATATATTCTTGCCAGCTCATTCGTCAATCGCCTCCAGTTCCACCCGCAGCATCCCCATCTCGCAGACAGAGGATGCCACATAGTAGTTTCGGACGAATCCATCCTCGTCAATGCCCAGCTTGCAATCCTTCTCAGGCTGCTTTCCGCCGAGGGCTGCAATATTGCAGTGCAGCACCCGGCTGACCCGGTACAGACCCTGTGCATGGTCGCTGATGGTCTGGCGCACTCGTTCCTTTTCGGAAAGCCCGGTCAGAACCAGAGGAACATCAGGGTATTCCTCTCCGTCATAGTAGACCGTATGTGTCTCGGCGAACTCGTCCAGATTCAGAAAGACGCTGTTCAGGTCTTCCCGCACAGCGTCCTTAAAGGCGCTCACGCCGTGGGCATCGCAGCAGACAGCTCCGGGCCGCTGGCGCACTCATCGCCGGGAATTACTTCCTCGGCGCAGATGGCCTCGATGAGTGCATCTTTGGTTTTGAGCTGTTTCGTGTCGATGCCCATATCCGCCGCCAGCTTTTTCAGATTGGCAACGGTCATGCTGCGCAGCTGGTCGAGGGCAAGGGTGGCCGTCTCCGAGTCGCCCTGCGAGGCTTCCTCGTCAGGGGTGTCGTTACCTTCCGCAGTTGCCGGAACGTCTGCAGGGGCTGTTTCCGGGGCAGTGGGAGCGGAAAACACATATTTCGCCACACCCAGCCCGATAAGGCGGGCTGCTTCGGCATCGCTGACCTCACACCGCTCGCCGCGCGAAACAGTGTGAACACCTGTTTTGGTGGGGCAGCCGTAGCCGCCGCAAAGAATTTCAACAATCATCGGTGTACTCCTTTCAGGCCGGACTTAACCGACCACGTTCTTGGCGCGAATCCAAGGGATATAGTTCTTGGGCGCAGCCAGCGGGCGGGTCTTCAGGCTCATCTTACGCACATCGTTCTCCTGATCGATGCTGAACTTGGGAACGCGGCGGGCGGCGATGGTGGAGTGCTTGGTATCGCCGTAGTTGATCTGAGTGATAGCACCATACATCAGGTGACCGCAGGCCGGAGCCGTAATCAGCGCATCGGTCTTCGGGAAGTAGCGCTGCTCTGCGTTGGCGGTGTCGACGTAGGTTTCATCCACGGAGATGAGGTTCAGCTTATAGCCGCGGAAGTTGAGGGTGCCACCGTAGGTAACGCCATCGTATGCGCTCAGTTCCTGCTCGATTTTGCCGACGATGATGCCGGAGTTCTTATCCAGCAGACGCTGAACCTTTTCCATGTTCAGGACGGCATCGTACACATCGGCACCCAGCAGCATGTCAACGGCGCGCAGGCCGCGCTTGGACAGCAAACGGCACATGGCAGGAACATCGCCGAAGAAATCGCCATCAGTCTCGTTCCACTTATGGGCCGCAGTGTAGATGTGGTCGTTCTCGTGACCGGGGTTGTAGAACTTCACGACCTTGGCCTCGCCCTTGGTCTGGTTGTCGATCATCTCCTGCATGGTGCAGCTGTTCTCCAGCATGGTCTGTGCGCACATCCACTCCTCGGTGCGGATGATGCGGTTGTCCATGTCCACGAGGTCGTTCTGAACCAGCCTTGCGGCACGCTGGGCGGGAGTGCTGTTGGCATAGATAGCCTCGCCGAAGCCGCGCTTGGTCAGGTCATCGACGGACAGTTCGCGGCTCACACCGATGGCAGCGGGCTCGAACTCGTGGATCTCGTAGCCCACGCGCTCCATCGGGATTGCACCGACACGAGGTCCAACGAATGCGGCCATCTTGCGGTCACCGTCCATGTACTCGGTCAGAACCTTGTCGGAGTTGAAGATATCGCCGTCGTCGGTGCCGAAGTAGCGGTCACGGAAGAAGGTCTGTCTGGGAACAGCACGCCGTTCCACAGCCATCAGGGTATAGGTATCGAAGAAATTCAGTTCAGCAGGCATTGTTGTATCCTCCTCACAGTGCAGGTGCAGCAGCCTTGAAGAAAATGCCGCCGTTACGCAGGGCATCCTTCTCAGCCTCGGTGATAGTATGGTCATTGATGGTGACACACTTGTTCAGGTTGAAGCAGCCGGCCAGATAGACGGGAACGGTCACATCATCAGTGGTGCCAACCTCAACATCATCGCACAGGATGGCGTATGCAGTCAGGGTCTCCGTATCACCGCTGGCAGCGGTGCCCAGCGCCACCAGCTTGTTATCTCCTGCGGTACCGCCGGACTTAGCCAGAACGGTGCCGCGCTTGATGGTGCCAGCAGCACCCAGCTTGCGGAGGGTGCCACCGCTGACAACCAGCTTGGGGTTGATGTCGGCAATCAGGCCGTCATACTCCATGGTGCCGAGAGATTTGCTCAGTTCGCTCATAGTAGTATTCCTCCTTATTTCTTGTCATCGTCGAGCAGTTCAGCAACGACCGCTTCGGCAGCAGCCATGCGCTCGGCCTGCGTCTTGGGCACGTTGCCCTTTGCATCAGGCAGGGCTTCCGGGTCGCCGGAAGCAGACGCGCCCGGAACAGCTTCCACACTCTGTGCACCAGATGCGGCGTTATCCGCCGCCAGATTCACCAGGAACTCGTGACCCTGCGCAGCAGCAGCCTTGGCGGCGCGGAATGCCAGCTCGCGAGCATCGCAAGCGGTCTCGCCGTACTTGGCCTCCTGCACCAGAGCGGGGTCAAACAGGCTTGCCACCGAATCGATTTCGGCCAGACGGTTGCGCTCCGCGCTCACGGCTGCGTCAACTGCGGCCTGCGGGTTTTCCGCTGCGGGGGTTGCAGTGGTGGGATTTGCATTGTTTGCCATAGTGGATTGTCCTCCTTCGTTGGACTGGGCGGCGGGTGCCGCCGGTGTATTTGCAGTAGCGGCAGCAGGTGCAGCCGCTTTAGCCATAGGGATGTTGTCGGGCAGCTTTACGCCGGGCATCAGGCGCAGGGCGTGACCCTTTGCGTAGATGGTCTGGCGGTCTGCGCTTGCGGAAATTGCCACGGGCTCGGCATCGTCCAGCAGTTCATTGGCAAAGCCTTTTTCGATGGCCTCCTTGCCCGTCATATAGGTGGTGTCGCCCATCATGTGCAGCAGCACGGTTTCAGACAGGCCAGTCTTCCGCTTGTAGATGGCGACTTGGCTCTTATCCCATGCATCATTGGCTTCCGCAGCCTTGCGAAGTTCGTCAGCATTGAGCGCGCCTCGAATGGGAGTCCAGCACTTGTGAATCATCACAAGGCTGGAAGGATTCACCTTTACCGTATCGCAGGCGCACATGATAAGACTGCCGCCAGACATGGCCACGCCGTCCACAATACAGGTCAGCTTCGTGCCCTTGGCGGCCAGTTCGCGCAGCCTGTTGTGAATCAGGATGGAAACGCCCGCATCGCCGCCCAGACTGTCCATGCGGATGATGATCTGCGGGCAGTTTTCGACCTGCTGCAAGTCCGACAGGAACTCGCTCTCGATGATGTACTGTCCCGGAATCGGCTCGTCAGTCCACCAGTCGATGGGCTGCGTTTCCACGATTTCGCCGTACATAGTAATATCCGCGGTCTGGCCGTCAGTGCTGGCCATTGCATAACAAGGTCGCAGGATATTCACCTGCGGTGCGTTATTCGGTTTGGGCATTTTGCTTACCTCCCTGTGTCGTAATGCTGGCGGTGGTTTCGATTGCGCCCTCGCTGCCAGCGGCTTTCAGCAGTTTGTTTTCACGAGCCAGCTGTTCTGCGTTTTCGGTCCAGTCGCCGCCGCCCATCTCAAGGGTGACCTGTTCGTGGGTCTTAAAGGCGTGGTGCGTCTGGAGAATGGCTGCATTGACTTCCTTGGCGGGGTCAAGACTGCCCTGCACAGGGCCAATCCAGCGAGCACCGCACCATGCAGCACGGAGCAGCGGGTCATCAAAAAAGCCCGGAGCGATTACTCGCCCACGGGCTACGGCTTCTGCCAGCCAGATTTCATACGCGGGCTGGCAGAAGCTGTCCACCAGCCATGTGCGGCGCATCTTGAACGCCTCCCATGCTTCCAGCAGGGCAGCACGGCTTGCCGAATAGCTGGCGCTGAACTCTTTCAGCAGCAGTTCATACGGCATCTCGATGGCTCCACCCATCAGCTTGCACATCGTCCGAACGAACGTATCAAAGCCCGCAGTCGGGAGATTCGGATTTCCAAACTTGACATCCTCGTCTTGGCCGAGGTGAAAAACCTGACCGGGCCCCATCTCATATTCAGAATCACTGTGGCTGACATTGCTGGCCTGTGGATTATCCACAGGAACACCGCCAAGGTCACCGCTTCCGGTTTCGCTGAATGGAATGCCGCTCTTGGACGTGTTGGTGACGATCCACGCCGTGAAGTAGCTCTGGACCAGTGCTGCAATCAGTTCCGATTCGGTGTATCTGCGCAGCTGGAGCAGCGGTTCGATGATGGGCGCAATGAGCGGAACACCACGGTACTGGTCCGGGCGTTCCGATTCCATGATGTGCAGGATCTGGGGTAGCCCGGTAGTTGCGCCGACGGCCTCTACCCGCTGCCATGTGGTCGTATCGCTCTTCCATTCGTGCGGGTAGGTGTTTCGCACCCAGTAGGCCACGATTGCACCGCTGCTGTCTACTTCCACGCCGTCATAGATTTTGTTTCCGTTGCTGGGGTTTTTGCCCTCGGTGTAGCCCAGACCATCCAGCAGACCGCCGCACTTGTCCGGGGTGGACACTCGGTCGGCCTCCACCAGATGCAGCCGCAGGCCATAGGGATGCAGCTTGTCCGGGTAGCGGATTTTCACCACGGCGAACACGTCGCCGCTCATGAGCCAGCTTTTCAAGGCCAGCTGCTGCAAGCCGTAGAAGTTGTTCAGCCCCATGGCATCGCAGCTGCGGCGGTTCTCCGCCCACAGTCGGAACTCGGCCTCGGTCTTGGTCTGCCATTCTTTGGCTGCCTCCGGGGAAAGCCCCAGCACATCTCGGTCAATGGTTGCTTTCAGGTTCAGGCCAGTGCCGACCACCTTTGTGCGGTTGGTGTTGATGGCACTCGTGGCAATCGGTGCGCTCATGTAGAGCATCCGGCTGCGCTGCCGCAGGGTGTCGGCGTTGTCGTGTATATCGCTGCTCGGCGAGTTGCTGTTGGGGAAGAATGCCCGCAGCGCGCGCCGCTTGTAGGATGCGCCCGCTTCGCTGTATCCGCTGGCTTGCGGTGCAGCAGTGACGCGGTATCTGACGCTCAAAAGTAATCGCCTCCGTAAATTTCAAACTAAGCGGGCTGGCTGGGGAAAGGAGTAAAAAGCAGCCAGCCCGCGGCAAAGGCCCAGATGGGCCGTCACCCTAAAAATTACCAATCGCGCGGAATAACGGCAAATGCCTTGCGGGCACTCTGGCCGTTCAGCAGCGCAGTCAGTTCATCGACTTTTTCCTCGGCATCCTTGATTTCATCGCTCAATTTGCCGAGGTCGAGGCGTGTAAGTTCCCGGTCATCAAGACGGTAGCTTTTCACGCCGCCGGAAAGCAGCTTGTTATAGGCCAAATACAGGTTGTCAAGCCGCTGCGTGTGGAACTCCAGCCGCTTTTTGATGGTCACGGTATCCATACCTCACACCTCACCAGTCGTCTAAAAGTTTCTCCCGCTTCCTGCCGGTTGACCGGGAGCGGGAGATGGGTTGTTGAATATTTACTACTGCCGGGGTATCGACTGCCTTGCCGCGCAGCTGCTTTAGCCTGCGGTCAATGGCATCTAGGTCTTTTGGTACGACCTTGTAAGCTGCCAGAGCGTAGTTCCGACAGTCTAAAGGCTCGTTGCGCTCGTGGCCGGAGATTTTATCCCACTGCCATGGGTTTCGGTGCCCCTCTTTGTAAATCAAATGTTCGGACAACAAGCCGTTGAAATATCTCAGACCGTAGTCATCCCGGCGCGGGAAATGGCAATATCGAGCTCCCGGCTCCTGTACTTTCAAATCGTCCATGATGATTTGCTTTCCAGAGTCAACACCTATCTGGTATTGCCAGCACATCCCAACGTACTTGTTTTGAATCGTGATTTTCTGCTTCTTTGGCGGAGCCGTAAAAGGCTTATCTGGGCCCGGCATACCTTTGATGCAGAAAACCTTTTTGCCGATTCGGTCGTGGCAGCGCATACGCACATCCTGCGTAAAGTGTCCGCCTTCGTCTACGAACGAAATGGACACAGTCATCTTCAATCCATCAGAGAACTTTAGCTGCCTATCAAAAACCAGTTCATCCAGCTGCTGCCAAACTTCATCACTGTCCGGGCGGCCCATAACAATGCCTTTTTCGATACCCCATGTTTCCCCAAAGTGGCCGAAGCCCACAATCTCGTACTCCATGCGATCATCTTGGGTATCAATGCCAGCGGTCAAGAACAGCACGCCATCCGGCAGTTCCGCCGGGTATTCCTCCCTGCGGCCCAACATGGTGTCTTCATCCTGCACATCGCCGCGGTCTTCCCACAGCAGCCCAAGGCGGGTGTTGTAGACGACCTGCATCTTCTTGGTATCGCCCAAGGCGTTCAGGTATTTCAGCACGGTGTCTTTCCATGCAGCCCACTGCGAAACAAAGCTGTTCAGCCAGAAGCTGCGGATGCCATTCTCATAGGCTGCCGGGTTTTCGGCCTGCCAGTGAGCGGGTGCCCGCTTCATGGTCACCTCGTCTGAAATGCAGCCGCACTCCGGGCAGAGATACCACACATCCTTGACCTTGTAGGTTTTCTCGCCGTGGGTCTCGATGGTGTCGTAATCGTACCGAATATCTTCCCAGCGCAGCTCGTGAAACCCCTTGCAGTGCGGACACTGGGATACCCATCGCTCCATTGTTCCCTTGACGTAGGACTTGGCAATGGCACTGTGTCCCTTGATGGTCGGGGTGCTGACTTCCACAGCCTTTGCGTTATAAAACGTAGTTTGGCGGGCCATTGCAAGCTCCCAAGGGTCGCCCTCTGTGCCGGCACTCGCAGCCCAGCGGTCACGTTCATCGCCCAGTACATAGCGGATGGGTTTCGATGCCAGAGCGTGCGCCTCGGTGGAGCCGCACATGGTCAGGATGCCGCCGGGGTAAGACTTCTGAAGAATAGTGTTGCCGCTGTCTCGGCTCTTGCTCTCTGCAACCTTTGCCCGGAGCGTGGGGCAATCTCGTATCATGGGGGCGATACGCAGCTTGCTGTACTCCTTGGCATCAGTCTGAACCGGGTGGATAAAAAGGATGGAGCCGGGGTCGACGTCAATCGTTCTGCCGATGACGTTGTTCTCAAACTCGCTCTTGCCGACCTGAGAGGACGCCACGACAACGATGTGGTGGATGTGAGGGTCAGAGTATGCGTCCATGATCTCGACCAGATAGGGCGTTCTGCTGTTGCGCCAGCGGCCTTGTTCAGCCGATGATTCCGGGGACAGCACACGATTTTTGGTAGCCCACTCGGAAACGCTCACGTTGGGCGGCGGTCGGATGGCTGCTACCAGCTTAGATACCAGCGCATTCAGACGGTCGATGGCGGCGTTGTCACTCATCCTCGTCACCGCCCAGTTTTTCAGTCCACGACCGGCGTTCCCGGACGCGAGCCTCATACTTGGCCGGGTCATAGCGGAACAGAGCGATTTCCTCCGCAATCTGATTGACCTCGCCGCGCATATACTCTGCGACCTCAGCAGGGTCAGACAGAGCAGCGGCGTTGATGGCCACCCGGCTGGGCAACGCCATCAGCGCACCCCGGATGGTGTAGATAAGTTCGGCGGTCATGGCAGCAACGTCCTCGCTGCGGTGCATCTGCCCAGACAGCTCCTTGGCTTCTGCCTGTGCGATTTTGGCCTTGCTGGTCTTGAGCGTGGCCTCAGCCTTGGCCTTGACCCGCTCAATCTTCTTGGCCTCCTCCGCTTCTTCCTTGGTCAGTCCGCCACGGGAGATGCTGCCGATGTAGGCTTGCACGGCATCAGACAAGACGAACTTGCCCCGGCTGACGGTGGTAAGCACACCATCCTGTGTCAGCTGCTGCACTCTGCGGCCTGTGATTCCCAGTATCAGAGCCAGTTCGGTGGTGGTCACGTTTCTGTCAGCAAGTCTTTCTTTTGTAGGCATCCAGAAACCACCTCCTTTTCTGGTAAAACTATCTGGAAAATTCCTTGAAATTCGTTATACAAAGCGTAACGAAACGGCTGATTTTTCCCTTACTAACTAGCATGATTTCGGGGTCGTCGAGCCCGCTCAGTGTGGGGCACCCCCGTCACAGTACCTTTTCGTCACCGAACGAGCCATCGTCGGCCCGCTCCTGCCCGCTGTCGGGCGGGTGGAGTGCAGCTTCAACCATTGCAGGGTCATACACGAAGGTGAACTTCATGTCCTGCACAGGTACAGGCTTATCAACATAGATGTCTACGACAGGCATTGTGATACGCTCCTCTCTCAGATGCTGCGGATGACCTTGGCCTTGGAGTATGTCGGATGGTCTTTGGTCATCATGTTCAGGAACTCGTCTTTGGTAAAGCCGGACAGACGGAAGATTTCTTCAGGCTTCATGCCCAGCTGCTTGCCGATCTCGTCCACGGTCTTGCCCTCGTCCATGAGCTTCTTCACGATGGCTTTCATAGGGTCGAGCAGGTGTGTTCCGCGAGCTCGGTTGTGTGTGATGGTGCCGTATACATCGGCACTCTCGTCACCGTGATGGTCTACGACTACGACAGGCACCTTGCCGCCCAGCAGGGACAGCAGCGGTTCACGGCCTGATACTGTCCAGCGGTGGAAGCCGTCAATGATGGTGCCGTCAGGGCGTACCACGATGGGCAGTGTCCAGCCGTTGGTCAGGATAGACTGGATAAGCAGCTTCAGGTTTTCCTCGCTGACCTTGTTGGGGTTGTAGTCGTTGGCGTGAATAGTGTTGCGGTCTACCCACTGGAGGGATGCCAGCGGGGCGAATACATCAATGCTTTCCATGGTTCTGCTCCTCCTTGATGCGGGCGTTGTGGTCGTTGTAGATGGTGGTCCAGAGAATGCGCAGGATACGCATTTTGGGGTCTCCGTACAACAGGCCCTCGTACATGGTCTTGTAGTGCTTCTGCTCAGCGATGCCGTAGGTCTTGATGAACAGGCCACGCCAGTGCTCGATGTGGGACAGGGTGTCCTTGGCGATGGTGTAGCGCTCCGGGTGCAGGAACAGAAGGTCTTTGCAGAGGGCTTTATAGTCCTTTTTCTCGGATTCTTCTTCCAGCTCCCCACGCTTGCGGGTGGTGCGCCGGAACATTTCAGAATCCCAGTAGAGCAGAACGAGGTAGGCATTGGGTTCTCGCCGCTGGATGCGCTCCCACAGGTCGTTGTCCGTTTCAGCTATCCAACGGAGGCCCTGTGTGCCGCAGTCACCGAAGAATGCGCACAGCCGGAGGGCATTCTTTCGGACACCCGCCTCATAGAGCCTCATGTAGATCTCAGGAAATTCAAGGTTTCGCTCCTTGATGTACAGCCACACATCGGAGTCCTTCCAGTCGTAGATGGGATAGAACTTGCCGCCGCGGGTGATGCGCTCCATTTTGGTGTTGGCAATGCACTTGAAGCGGGTCAGGCTTTCCGCCGTGCGCAGACCGACAAGCTGGATGCCGTCAGAAAACGCCTTGGAGCAGAACGTCTGGTAGTTCATTTCCCCTGCATAGTGGAGGTAGGGACTGTACATGATGGCAAAATCGGGCGGTTTGCGCATCCAGACATCTTCCTTGCCCGGCTCCCACGTTATCCACGATTCAGAGCTGGACAGGTGGTCAATGACGGACACCTGCTTGAACGGCAGGCAAAACCACAAGAATTTTGCGCCGACCGACAGGAAGTTGCGCCGCCAGCGGTATGCTGCATCGACCATCGAGGGGTAAAGCCCCTCCTCGTCGATGAACGTCACCGTCAGCTGCTTGGGGTCCAGCTCACCGGAGAGAATCATTTCATAAACGAGGTTGGCCATGCACAGGCTATCCTTGCCGGAAGAAAAGCTCAGGTAGATTTTGCAGCCGTTGGCGAACACATTTCGGATGCGGATCTTCGCAGCCTGCAACACGTTCAGGTTGCTTTCCACTACTTTCACAGGCATATCAGCTCACCACACTTCGGGCAGCGGATGTACCGGTGCTGCTCTGCGCCGCTGGCCGCCTCAGGAACAGCGGTTTCCGGCTCGGTAGGTGTAGACACCTCCAACACCGGGGAGGGCTGCTGCGGAGGCTCGGAGACGGTGGACACGGGCTGTGGGTCGGGCGGCGCTACCGGATAGGTAGGCGCTGCTGCATAGGGGACGTGTTCCTCATTCTGCTGGCGGTTGATGGACGAAATCTCGCTCTCCGGGAATTCTCCGTAGGAGCCAATCATTTCGTCCGCTTCATCCTCGGTGCTGTTCAGCATTTCCAGCAGATCGGCATCCCAGCCCGGGACATCCACATCACCGTCCAGCTCCTTGACCAGTTCCTCGATGGCATCCACATCAGTGAATCCCAGCTCATAGACCTTGTTGTCGGCCATCATGAGCTTTTTCTTCTGAACATCGGTCAAACCCACCATGACATAGCAGTCACAGGTTTTCCGACTCATGCGGAGCAGGGCTTCGTACAGGCCGTTTCCGGCGATGATCTCACCATCCTCGGCTACGACAAGTGGTTTGACCTGTCCGAACATTTCAATGCTGCGGATGTATTCGGTCAGCTGCTTTTCGGAGTGGCGGCGGATGTTGTGCGCCGGCTTGTGCAGGTCGGACAGCTTCTTCACCGTGATGTTCATCGTGCGACCTCCTTCTTGTCAGAAACGAGGTGCAGCACAATGGAGAACAGGACGGCGGCTACGACAACGTAGATGCGGATCGTGCTCATCAGCTGCCAGATGCCCATAACGCCAAGCGGAATCAGGATCTGCCACGATGCCACCGTGAGAACGTCCAGCACAAAGCCGAACTTCTTGCCGAACACCAGATACTCGCAATAGAGGTAGGTGGACAGCGAAGAAATGGCGATCACTGTAATCAGGATTGCCTTCATGATGTTCAGGACGGGGCTGAACCGCACCCATGTGAGCAGGGCTGCCAGCACCATGTAGACACCGAACATCACGCCCGCCAGCACAAAGGATGCCTCGATGTTTCCTCTCTGGGTGCCGTCCGCATTTTTCTCATTGTACTTGAACAGTGAATAATAATATGGGCAAGCAAAAGGACCGGGCAACAGCAGCAGACCGTTGTACACGCCAGCGTTGATGCTGGCGGCATTCATGCCGGCATCGATGTTGGCAAATGCGCCGCCTGTATAAATCAGCGCTGCTACCACCACAACGCCCAGCAGACCGTAGACCCCGACCCACGAGAAACCATCGGAAAGCACGTTGCGAATCATGCCATCTTTGAGCAGCATAATCAGGAACGCCACGCAGGTGACGTACACGATAATCATGCCGCCCTTGGTTCCAATGGGTGTATCGCCGAAGATCTCGTAGATGCCGCTCATCTGCGTCCACGTCTGAAACAGCGTCAGCAGGCCGATGAAATAGAACATCACCTTGCTCTGCATGATGCGCCGGATGGACGGAACACGGTCAGCGAACAGGCCGAATGTGATACACGCCAGAGAATTGAACACCGCCCAGATGATTGCCGGAACTGCGCCGTATCGCAATGCAATGGTACGGAAGTTCATCAGACTGCCCACTCCCGCCCACGATGCGACAATGGAGCAGGCGTAGAAAATAGTGGGGTTTGCCTTGAATTTTGCCTTGATTTTCTGATACATAGAAAAATCTCCTTCTTTGCGGCTGGGCACGGCGAAATGTCCAGCTTGCAGCACCTCGGCTTTTCGGGGTGCTGCGGTGATGCCACACGCAAAGGAGCAACGTGCGGCCCGGAATCCTCCTTTCAGGCAATAAAATAGCGGCACCCCCCGGGAATGGTGAGCACCGCTTGGCTTGATTTGAATTTTGCATCCTAATCATATCACCGGGAGCATCCGTTGTCATCTGAATCCATATCAAAGCGTTGCTGGTCGTTGCTGGTCGTTGACTTTCGTTCTTCTTCGTTGCTGGTCGTTCTTGTTTATTGCACGGCATTACACGCCGTGTGAAACCGTCCTACACCGTCCACCACCGTGTGAAACAATCTGCATTGATTTTTGATATTTTCAGTTTGAATTTAACTTTTGGCAGCCAAAATGTAAAACTTATTTCTATATTTGGCCGTATTTTATGAAAATTTGAGGTTGAATTTGAGTTTTCGGGCAAAAATAAAAAGCCCCGCAAATGCAGGGCTTATCGGTCAATGTGATTCGAGGTAGTTGTAGGCCATCCGGCTGACCCCGGCTTCCGTGTAGCACTTTCCGAGTGCTCCGGCAACTTCTGCCCACGAGTAGCAGCGGACAAACCGCAGCCGGAAGATCAGATAAAGCCGGGCATCCATGATGCTCTTGCAGTACGCCTCGACCTTGGGCTTTTCTTCCGCTGCCTGTTCCTCCAACCAGCGGACACGTTCATCCATGTCAGCTAGTTCCACAGCCAGATCCGCCACCTTGTCCCGAACACCGGGCGTATGTGGCATACCCGTCAGCTGCGGGGAGGCAGGATTGATTTTCTGCCGAAGATTCTCCAAGGCTTCACGGTCTTTTTCGAGGGTCATCTGAATGTCATAATACTTGGACAATTCCTGTAATGTCACAACCTACCTCCGTCATAATTCAGCTACCGTCTTTCGGCGGCGCCTCTATTATTTTATCACATTTCGCTGTCGGAAGGTAGACCGGAAGTCCACAAATTATGTGGTCTGCACCAATTTTGCACAGGCCCGGCACTGTATAGGTCTGGCCTTTGGCATCAGTGCGCTGGATGGGCGGGTGAAGGGGTATGTAGTTCTCACAGGATAAGCAACTCATTTCTTCCCGCCCTCATCGCCATCATGATAGCTAACGCCGAATAATGCCGGAATCAAAAAGAACCAAAGCGCTCTCAGATTTCCGGTGACGTTGATTGCGGTTGACACCGCCAACCCCACTGAAATCCACTCCGCTGCATAGATAAGTGCAACCCATTTCATTTCGGCACCTCCTGTCTGCCGTTGCCAAAACTCCGGGCAAATACCGCCCGGTGGATAAAGTCTACATCCTCTGCAATAGACCGTACCGATGAATTATCAGAGCGGATCTCAAAGGAACGGAGAATGAAGCGCTTCAAAGTGTCCAGACTGTAACCTGCGATCGACTTCCCGAAGAATGCGGTAAGGATTTCAATAATGGTTTCCTCATGCCGAGCGAACTTGCATTCATAGACTTTGTGTTCAGGAGTAAAGGACACCCAGTAGGTAAACCGAGACTTATCGTGACCGGCTTTCAGGTCAAGGCAGTGGGTTTCGGTTTGCAAGTAGCGGCCTGCTCTATCCGTTATCTGTTTAAGCTCCTTTTCTCCAATGGTGCAGCCGTCCGGGAAAAGTTCTTCCATGAATTGAAGAAAAAGCTGTTCGCCATTGGCACAATCGAACACGTCATGCCATGTGGCAGCCCATTCGGCCATTGCTTCTTTTTTTTCAAAAAGAATTGTGCAGGCCAGTCTGACAAAGTTGGCCGGAGATTCAACCATGAAATGCAGTCGTTCAGCTGTCATACTGCACCTCCAGTTCTGGCTTTATCCCCACCTCAATCACAACCACCGGGGTGTTTGATGTGATGGTGAATTGATAGACTCCCGGTTTCACTTCATTCGCAGACACATTTATCATGTCAGGGCTCATGCCATTCGCATTGCAGATGCTTTCTTTCAGCCGTTCCTCGCAGTTTTTTACCATCTCATTTTTCTTCGGAGCCATGGTAAAATATTGACTTAAAAATTGAAGATAAATTTTATCCAGAATCTGCTGTGCCGAATCGCCAACTTTATCCATAGTGCCGTTCCTCCACATAGCACCAGCTTTGAGGTGGTCTGTTCAACCTGTCAAGGTCAGTGCAAATACAGCCCTCATTCTCAAAACCGCTGCCTTTATTTTTCAACTTATCAGCGCTTTTGCAGTGCCATTTTCCATCTGCACCAGCATACCTTTTGGCGCAATGGCGCAGAAAACTCCGAATCGGCTTGGGCGCATCATAAATTTTCAGTTTCGTGATGTGCCAGCCAAAACCATCGCTGCCTTTAAGATACCCTTCGACGTCAGCTTCGCTCAGGCAAGCTGCCCGAAGCAGTTCGTCAGGGTATTCGTACTGCAAATCGGGAGTTTCAATGTACAGTTTAGCAGGCTCATTGCTCCCCATCGTACCAACATGGGCCAGTCTGTCGATTTTATCGCAGACGAATGTGCCGATGACTTTTCCATTGAGCAATTCAAAGAGGTTTTCGGCTCTTTCCCGCCCGCATCCATGAACCGGCCAGACTTCCTTACGGAATGCTTTTTTTGTCAGGCGACCATCGTTCCTGCCACGCAAGCAGCGGGGTTGCCTGCGTGCAGTAAATATAGCATCGAAACGGGAAATCGAGACTCGGTACATTCTTGCGAATTTCGACCGTCTTTTTACCTGCGGCGATTTGGCAGCACCATTCCGGCTGGATACTGATAAGAACAGCCTTGCTCATCTTACCACCTCCGGCGGCTCCAGCAGCGGAGCCCAGAACTTCACAGCACCATAGGGCGTATCTGCCGCTGGGCGGCCATCCTCGATGTACCACTTGCCGTTTTCAACCCAGCCCTTCATGGTGTTCCGGCTCTCGCAGCAGACCCACACAAGTTCGCTCATGATACAGCAGTGCTTTTCTCCCGCGGTCTCCCAGCTTTCATCGTGGACAGGCGGCGGGGTTTTGGCATCGTGCCACGATACACGACGGATAAAATCAACGACCATCTGGCTCGCTTCCCGGAGGGTCTTCGCAGCGGCTTCCTTACCCTTGAAGCCATTGTAATACTCAACCTCGGCCAGCGCGTCCAAATCCGTTGCCGGGTCAATGAGTCGGCAGGCTTCTTCTAGGGTCATTCGATGTACCTCCGCTTGTCCTTGTCCCAGTGCAGCGTGATAGGATTGCCGCACTTGCAGGGAATGGTGATCTCCGGCTCCATGGTGTTGGTCTGGCCTTTGGCGTGCAGCCCGCAGCAGCCGCAGGCGAACTCATAGGGGGAAAGCCCCCTCTCAAGCGAGATCGTAGCCCCACAGCGGCAGCCTATGGACATCTGCGGAACGTGGAGATATGTACCGAACTTCTTGCCGCAGCAAGGGCAAGTCAGGCGCAGAAGCCCACGTGCGCCGGGCTCCGGCGGGCGATTACTCTTTCTCATGGTCGGCTCCTTTCTCGGTCTGAAACCGAATCACTTCCCGGAACAGCAGCTCATTGTTGTTCTCCGATTCAGTCATAAAGTTGATGTACTCCCGGAACAGCTGGCGGTCATGCTGCTGTCTGCCAGTTTCGCCCAGCAGGGCACCGATAGCCACACCCACAGCCAGCAGGGCAATGTCGATGAAAATCTGGTCAGGCATTGTCATCACCCAGCACTTTCTCGATGAGGTCAAAGACCATTTCTCGGTCTTCGGTGGTCAGGAAGTCAGCCGCCATGATTTCAAACTTGAGGCGGTCAGCGTATTCTTTCAAATCACCCATGGTTTACTCCTCTCCCAGCTGGGCAAGGATCTCGTTGCCCTTGTCCATCAGTTCATCCCGCCGTTTTTTCTGCTCAGCCTCCAGCTTTTTCATTTCCGCCTGATACTTTTTCAGGGTTCCCGGCCGGAAATTCTTGCCCATGCGGATTTTTGCGGCAATTTTCTTGTGCTGCTGAACGGTCTGGCGCAGTTCGGTGTCCGTGGTCAGAATCTGGTAGCGATGGTGGCAGCCGGGGCAGGTGAAATACTGCACCATGTAATCGCCGCTCCATGTACTGCGGATGCCGGCTGTCTGGATGCTGAACGGTGTGCCGCAGCGGTCACACTTTACAAGGTCGGTCATTCGCCATACTCCTTTCTGCACAGCTGGAACGCATTGCAGTGGTCATCGCAAGTTTTGCAGCATTTGTCGCATTCAGGGTGCGCAGCTTGGCAATGTTCGCAGGGCGCATCTGCCTTTTTAGGGGCATTGGTGGAAAAGATGGCATGGGTTCCGTTCTGCAACGCCTTTTCTTCGTCAGACATTTCATAGCCCAAGGCTACCAGCAGAGTGTAAATAGCGTCGAGACTGCCATTTTCCTCCCAGCCGTACCTGCCGCTCTGGTAGTCGGATTTCCAGACCCAGCCCCAGTATCCGTTGCTGCCATCGTCAGCAGCCGAATAGGCCAAGGAGAGCAGTGCCTTTTCCGGCTGATCGCTGAACACCGAAGTGCTTTCCAGATAATCAAGCAGATCAACGCCGTCCGTTTCCGGGGGAGCAACGCCCAGCAGCTTGATTGTCAACTCGCCATCGTAATTTGAATCGAACGCATCCACAGCAAAGCGGACGATTTCGCCCAGATGCTTTTTGCACTCTGCCGTGGAAAGCTGCGTCACAAAGTCCCGGCGCAGCTCAAACATATAGTTTGTGAGGGCGGCAAGTTGGTCCTTGTAGAACTGTTCCTGCTGCCGCTTTTCCTCTCGCTTGGCCGTTTCCGCATTCTCTTTTTCCAAGTCACGCTCTTTGTAGAGGTCAATCTGGTTTTGGCTGACCTTGTAGCAGTACGCTACGCTATCGGCATCGTCCGGCACTTCAACGTCCTTGCTGGTGTTCCAATATCCGTATCCGGCAACGTGCGTGTGAGTGCTGTAATTGGCATCAGGATTTTCCACGGCAAATTGGCGAAGCTGCTCGATCCATTCAGCTTTTCTGTGCTGGTATTTCTGGTCGGACAAGGCGTTCTGCATCTCACGGTTAAAATTAGCCGTGCCGAGGGTCTCAAGCACCCGGTTCCGGGCATCCAAATCCTCGATTTTGTTAAGTTCAACAAAATCGGAAAGGGTTGCGCCGCGCTGCTCTGCCTTTTTGAAGTTGTCGTGGTTCAGTTCCAGCAACTTGATGCGCCGCCGGATGGTGGACTGAGAGAAGCCGGAGCGGTCTGCGACGCGCTCCACAGTATCACCCATGTCCAGCATCATCTGGAAGCCTTGCGCCTGCTCGTAGACGGTGAGATCAGACCGCTGCATATTCTCCACCATCATGGTTTGCAGCTGCTCTTTCTCGGTCATATCGACCACAGAGCAGGGCAATTCAAACTTGCCAGCCTGCTGTGCTGCCGCCGCCCGGCGGTGTCCGATGATGATGGTGTAGTCCTCACTGGACCACGCGGCCTTGGGTGTCCATGCCGCCTCTGCTGCCGAAGCGTCGCCGCCATCGGCAATGCACCGGGCAATGTACTCCTGCTTGCCGATGTAGTGTCCCGGAATGACGGTCAGGTTCTGGTACACGCCGTTCTCCTTGATGCTGGCTGCAAGCTCGGACAAATCACCCAGTTCTTTGCGCGGGTTATCCGGGTGCGGATGCAGCTGCCGGATGGGGATGTAAGTAATGTCTGCCATGGTGTTTACTCCTTTCTGAATTCGGGTCAGAAAAACGTGAGCTGCCCGGTGCGGGTTTCGTTAAGAGGCTCGTTTTCCGGGGCTTTGGGCTCTTTTTTGATAGATTTTTGCAAATTTGCTGGCTTAATATCGGATTTTTCGATTTTTGCAGGTTCGTCTTTCGGTTCAAGCAATAGGCTCGTCTGCGCTATCTGGCGGCGCATATACCATACATCGGTTGAGAAAAGCGGCATATACCAAATACGGTTTTGTGGTCCTGCGGGCAGCAATCCACGGCTGTCGTAGGCCGTTGCCGGATTCACGAGTGTGTCACCGATGACTACATATCCAGCGCAGCCCATAAAGCTGCACTGGATGTAGCACATCAGCCCAACGATGAAGTCAATGTCTTGGGCTATGACAAGGACTTTGTTGTGGTAGCAGATATTCCGTCTTTTGCAGACGTTCAAAAAGGCAAGCAGCGTGGCCCCAGCACCACAGGCCGGGTCAGATACCGAGATGAATCCCTCCATGTCCGGGTGCAGCTTCGGGTCGAACGTAATCTCGGCCATGCAGCGGCACACATCGTAGGGAGTGAAGAACTGCCCGGCGTGCGAGTTGCCCAACTCGCACATCATGTACAGCGAACCGAGGAAGTCTTGGTCAGGATTCTGCTCCATACCCATGATTACCTCGCCCAGCATTTCAGCCATGCCCTCCCGCTCCTTGGCAGAGTATTTGGAAACGATGGTCTGATACATCTTGGTGCGCTCTGGGGCATTTACCTTGTCCGTGCTGTTCGAGATCTCGATGGCCGTCAGAGTGACGAAGTCCTCCCAAATCTCCCAGCGGCTGTGCTTTCCAGTCAGGCTATTGAAGATTTTGAGGAAGTTTTTCTGGTGGTCATCACGGATGCTGCGTGTCACTGCTGCCTTTGCCATGGATTATTCCTCTTCGCTGTCTGCCTTGGCGAGGTAGTAGCGGCCATCGTAGAAGTCAATCACGCCGGCCGTTTCCAGTTCATCCAGCAGGGCGATGGCCTTTTCTGCGGTCACACCCATCTGCTGTTCCAGCAGGGCCTGCGTGATGCCGTCGTTCTGCCGGGCAATCTCGGTGGCCTGCGTCAGTTCGTCCGAGGTGGGCTCGTCCTCCTCGTCATCCTCGATTTCTTCCAGCGGTTCGGCCTCCCCGGGGAGATTCGGGGAATCAGGCTCATTTCCCCGGGGCGCATCCTGCTGCCCACCGGATTCCGGGATGTCAGGCATCTTGTAGCCGAGGGCTGCCAGCTTGCCGCCCTCAACCAAATCCCGGAAGAAAAACTGGAGCCAGAGGTAGTGCATATTCTTGAAGATGTTCTTGATTTTGTTGAACAGGGTGTCGGAGATCGTGAATGTCTTGCTCATGCGGTAGGTCAGGTTTCCGTCCTTGACGGTGAACAAGATGGATGCGCCCGGCGAGATGTAGTTGTCCTCGGTCGCTTCTTCCAGCATCGACATCTGCTCACCAACGCCGCCCAGCGGACGGATAACCAGCTTGATGGGATATGCGTTCTTGATGAACACATAGCTCAGGTTGTTGGCCTCGCAGATGCCCTTGAGTTTTTCACGGTAGACTGCGAAACGTGCGGATTCAGACAGAGAATTATCCATGATGAATCTCCTTTCAAGTAGCTTTTAAGTAGTCGAAAATTTATAGTCGTTCTCCCGGTTCTCGATGGCGGTCAGACCCAGTGCGTAGGCTGCCCACACATCAGCCTTGAAGCCATAGAAGAAATCCGGGGCTTTCTTTGTGCCCTTGCCGTTTTTCAGGTCGTGGGCTGCAAATCGGTCAATCAATGCCCGCCGGATGGCGGTGTCGTTGGCTCGGCTGTCGTGGCAAATGTGCTTTTTCTCCTCGATGCGGCACATCATCCGCACCGAGCACCGGGACAAAAGCACCTGATAGAACCGGCCAATCCAGACCGTGGTGTCGAAAACGTCCCGACCAACGGACATTCCGTAGGAGGCCACCATTTCGATGACCGCCCACCGCCATCCCTGCTCGGCAGCCGATTCCAGCTTTTTCAGCAGTTCTTCGTTGTCGATTTTGCCGAACTCCAGCGGTCGGAGCGTTTTCTGGTCAATCACGCAGTAGCCAGGCTGCACATTGCCGGGATCAATAGCGATGATGGGCATCACAGGTACGACCTCCCGAATTCTTTGATGAACTGCGCTTCCGGCCACCCGTAATACTCCATAGCCTTTTTCTGTGCCCACTTTTTCAAGCGGAGGTCTGCCTCCCGGTTGGTATGTACGGCAGTCACGCCGTTCTGGTGGCACCAAGGGCAGAGGTTCGCCCACAGGCCAAGCCGCTTGCTCTTGTCCCGGTACGGTCCGAAAAAGACTTCGTGCCGGGCGGTGCGATACCGCCCGCAAATCAGACAGGTGGGGCTCTGGCTGAGGATGCTGGGTGCATAGCCATTGCTGTCCAGCCTTTCCCCATATTCGTTCATTGCCATGTTACGTCCTCCTGCGCTGGAAAGGCAGCTGGGAAACCTGCTGCATTACAAGCTGAATTTTGTCCTGAACGTTCTGATCGGCCAGCACATTGACAGGCTGTGCGGCCACGCCGATGCGCCCAAGGGTCTGCGCCCGGACACGCTTCACGAACTCGACTTCCTGACGGCGGAATTCCTTTTCGACCTTGGCCTCACTGCTGCTGCCATCGAGGTCAACGACTTCGAGATCGCCCGACTGCATGGCATCGGCAGCGCAGCGGCGCAGCTTTTCCATCGCCACATCCATCCCGTCCTCGTGGCCCCATGTGTTCAGCTGCTCGTAGTTGGCACGGCTTTCTTTGAGCAGCCGGGTCATGCGGTCAGGCCCATAGTGCAGCACATCGATGACGGCCTTGGCGTAGATTTGCCATGCGATTTTGGCTGCTCGGTTCCCGGCGATGCAGTACTGCTCCTCTTTGCGGTTCTTGGGCGCCCGGAGCATCGGAACACGGTAGTCGGAATCGACAATTCCGGCCAGCCAGCTTTCCCGGATGGAATCAGCCTTTTGCTTGGATGGTCTGCCGTTGGCATCCGGGGTCATAATGACCGAGGTGTTCTGCTCTTCCAACTCGTTCATGCGGTCGGTGATGCGGTCCAGCCGGATCTTGCCGACACCGAACTCCTGATGGAGTGCAATCGTGGTGCACCAGCACACAATCTGGCTGATGGCCTGCTGAGTGCCATCCATCTCTGCCTGAAACGACTTTTTCACGGCTCTGCACCTCCTGAAACGATCCAGACCCGGCGGGAACCCCAGCCAGACCAGCTTAGAGCCTCCGCATGGGTGTTCACCGCCACGTCCAGCTTGTTACCTACCACAGCACTCCCGGTGTCCTGAACGACCCGGAGACCTACACCCTCAATATAAACCACCGTGCCGTAGGGCAGGATGCTGGTGTCAGCTGCCACGGTCACGCCCGGCTGCACCTTTGCGCCGCTGGATGTAATTCCGTGTCCCTCGCCACAGATGTGGGCGTATTCTTCGGCACAATAGGCCGTGCAGCTGAACGACCCGGCGTATGTAAGGGTCAAATCGGTCTGGGCGTTCAGCTCTGCGGTCAGGTTATCTACCTCAGTCTGAAGCCGGCCGACATTTTCCTCCGCGTCAATCGCCCGCGTCTGCCAGTTCTGGAAACGGCTGGCGTAAATATCCCGCTCGATTTCCAACTCGTCCACCCGCCGGGAGTAGGCCGTGCTTGCGAGGATGCAGCCAACCATCGCACACGAAACGCACACGATCAGGCTGCGGAATGGTCTTTTCGACCTCATGTCGTGCCACCTCCAATCTGTGCCGGGGCTGCCCCGCCGGGCAGCGCCGGGGACTGCAAGCTCTCAACCGGGGCATCCTGCACAGCCCGGTCAAAGCCAGGACGAACGAACTGGCGCAGATCTGCTGTGCTCCGGCTGGAAAAAATGTCGCTCAAATCTTCCAGGGAGCCAGCCCATCGCTGCACCACCATCGGGAGGGCGGCGAAGATTTTCGCATTTTCCTTTTTGAAATCTTCGCCTTTCAGCTTGCGCCCATCGGGGGTAATGAATCCACCGTGGGTCTGGTAGTACAGATTTGCCTCGATTTTCCGGGCAGCTGCCGCAGCCTGCGTCCAAAGGTCATTTGCCGAGGGCTGCTGGGCTGACAGCAGCTTTTTGATTTCAGCGCACCAGTCCACAATCAGCTGGTTCTGGAATCTGCACTGTGTAAAGGCCGTATACAGTGCCTTTTCCACAATCTCGTCCGGGATGGTGCCAAACGCCCGGATGTAGATTTGCGTGTCAGCCCTGCGCTCCTCCAAGCTGCGGGCGCGCCCGTAGTGGTCATCGATGACCACCAGCAGCTCACGCAATTTCGTATCGGTCATGTTGTCGAGCCTCCTAAAAGTTCTCCGAAAATTTCATCGTAGTCCTCGGCAGCGGAGCGTTTGGGCTGCTGACCCGCCGGGGGCTTGCGCCGCTCGTCACGGGACTGCACGTCACCAAGGGTTCTCACACCCTCGTTTTTCCATACCTTCAGGATGCCGTTGACGTAGGACCATTTGCGAACCCCGGCCAGAGCGGCCTTTTTGATGGCCAGCAAGATGAGGTCGTCCGTGAAAATCTCCCGCCAGCCCAGCAGGTCTTCCCGCGCTGCTGGTGGGAAACCTCCGAGATTGTCCTCGAAAGAGCGGATGATCTCAGCCAGCTCAGCATCGACGGTCGGACTACCGTTATCTCTTACTCTTTCTCTGTTCTCTATATCTTTCTCTTTATCTATCTCTATCTCTTTTTCTGTATGGACATTGTCCACATTGTTGTCCTCGTTGCTGTCTGCACACTTTGGGGGAAGTTGTCTGCGGCGGTTTTCACGCTGAAGGCGCTTCTGCGCAGAGTAGTCTGTTTCACTGCCGACAATGTCTGAGTAGTTGGCCAAAACGAGAACACCATCTTTGTCCTCATAAATTAGACCGATTTGCTTATAGACTTCCAAAGCAACACGGACAGTTGCCAACGAGAACCATTTGCATTCGCGCTGAATTTTTTCTACATCATAAGGAATAATCATATCCCCGATTTGGAAAGCCAGTCGGCCGCCAGTGTTGATGGTTTTGAGACAGAGCATTTGATAAAGGACAACATAGTTGGCACCATCGGGCTGCCCCATGAGGTAATCGATCATGTCCGACGACATAAACGAGTCCTTGAGCTTAATCCAGTAATACCGTTTTCCAGTTGCCATTATCAGCCCCCCTTAGAACGGCAGGTCGTCGCTGTCATCGATGACCGAGAAATCGTCAGGGTCGCCCTGCGAGTAGCTGGGCTGCTGCCCGCCGGGGGCACTCTGCTGCCATTGCTGCCGCTGGTTCTGGGTGGCGAAGCCCATCTGCTGCGACTGCTGGTTCTGATAGGGCGGCTGCTGGTAGCCCGGCGGCGGTGCCTCACCGCCATCATCCACTCGCTGCTCCGTTTTGGGGCCGCAAAAGTGAATCTTCTGGACCACAAACTCGGTGGCGGTGCGCTTCTGACCGTTCTTGTCTTCGTAGGAGCGGGTCTGGCACTGGCACTCCACAATGGCCATGCTGCCCTTGTGAAAATACCTGTCAACAAATTCTGCCGTCTTGCGCCATGCCACGAAATTCAGCCAATCGGTAGCCCGCCGGTCATCCTGACCGACATTGTCCCGGTCAACGGCCATGCGAAAACTGGCAACTGTCAGGCCGCTCTGTGTGGTCCGCATTTCAGGATCAGCGGCGAAGCGGCCCTGAAATGTGCAATTATTCAGCATCGGTGTCCTCCTGCTTGGTAATCAGCTCCGGATGAACTGCAAGCATCAAATCCAGCACAAAGTTACCAATGTCGTAAACGCTGCCGCGTGCACCCTTGTGATAAATGAGGCTGAGTTCGGCCTGCTTCTGGAGCAGTTCCTTGTACTCCTCAACCGGGATAGCGATGGTCTGGACGTTCAAATCTTCCATAACTGGTTCCTTTCTTCTCGCATGATGCGGACCACCTTGCGGCACTGGTCCACATCGAACATTCCAATATGCGTAAATTCAATCGGAGTGCCCATCTTCTCGGACAGCCAGCGGTAAGCCTCATTCCGGCGGCCACGGTAGGGACCGTATTTCCAGAGCGGGTCAAATGCTGCATGAGCTGCCTTTTTCCAGTTGCGCAACTCCGAATTTGCCAAGCGGCCAAGGGGCTTGTCAGACCCCTTGTGTACGCCGACATAGGCGCCGCAGCGAGGGCAGAGGTAAATCATGCCGAAGCTGTGGCCGTGGTAAACCACCGAACTGTCTACGAAGTCTGCGGGCGTTCCGCAGTAGTCGCAGATGACGATTCGGCCTTTCATCGTGACCATTCCTCCTTGTACCGGGCCAACTGCTCCGGGGTATCCGTCTCGATACCCAGAGCCTTGGCTTCATCAATCGCACCGTCAATCAGGTGTGAAAATTCTTTCGTGTCCATCTTGCTGGTGTCCTTGTAAACCAAGTAGCAGTTGAACCATTTTCCGTCCTCTTCCCGCACATCAAAGCAGCGGGTGTATTTGTAGAGGTCGTGAACATCCACGCTGACCGGAAGTTTGAAGCCCACGGTGCAGCCATCCTTATCTCTCGCAACCGTGCCGTAGGCCACAACCAGCCGCTCTTTCACAAGGTCGTCCGATTCGCCAGTTTCGGCGGCGATTTTGTTGACCAGAACATGGAAGTAGGCGTTTGCACTGTGGCTGCGCTTGTTGCGGTGCTTCTTGATTTCAATGTCCAGCAGCGGCTCCTGATTCAGCTTGTCCCACAGACTTCGGAAATCAGAATCAACTTCCAGCGTGATACGCTGCTTGCGGTTCAGGCTGAAGCTCATATCCACCAGCCGCCCGGTCATAAGGCTTTCCAGTGTTCTTTGAACACATCCATCAGACCGAAAGCATCCAGCCAGTCGAAAAAGTCCGAAATGATGGGGCGAATGTCAGGCGTTTCATCCCGGCGATAGCACTCTGTCCAGACATCCATGCCGTTGCTGACAAGGTAGGAGAACGTCTGGGCCTCCGGGATCAGCAGCATATAGGTAGGATGCTGGGTGCTGGAATAGAACTTTCCGCGCTCGTAGCCCTTGCTGAACTTGATGTCGTAGATGGTGCCGGCTTTCAGGGCATCGAGGCGACCATACAGAACCACATCCATGCCGCGTACCTGAATCTTTCGGCGGGCTTTGAACTGCAGTTGCCCACCATTGACGCTGGCAGCAATCTGCCCGGCAGCCCAGCTCCACGGATTGTTGGGGTCATCGTGGCCGTTGACAATGGCAGTCACGAGGTTCTCAAAGTCGATGCCGTTCTGCATGGCCTCTGTGCGAGGTGTAGGTTCACGTTTCAGCACCAGCATGAATTCCGCCAGAGGGTCGCCCTCGGTGGTCAAATCCTCGTAGGGATTCTCCCGGATAAGGTGCAGCCACGAGGACAGCAGCGAGTGAGTAATGAGGTATGCAGCCATTTACTGCGCCTCCTCTGCGGATTTGGGAACGTACTTGACCGCGTTGGAATCGAATGCCAGACCGAGGGCAGCGATTTTGGCTTTCCACATAGCGTTCAGTTCCCGGCTGGAAGTCAGGTGATGCTGCAAGCCCTTGAACGGCTGCATAGCGGCATTGGCGGTGTCTGCATCCTTGATGCCAGCAATGATTTTGCTGCCCTCCTGCATAACCTGTTCGTACGCCTCGTTCTCCTTGGCGTTTGCAGCTACTTCCTCGGCGGCCTTGCTGTTGTACTCCTCGAACAGCTTGGTCAGGAAGTCGTTCTGGCTGCCGGGAGTGAGGGCCGGAATCTTGTAGATGCCGTGGATGCCACGGGTGCCTTTGGCGAAATACTTCTCGCAGTTGGAGAAGCCAATGGTGCGGTCGTTGCCGTACATCTCCACGAAGCCGCCCAGATCCATAGGCTCCCACACATTGTTCTTGGTCTGGCCCTCAACCTTGATGCGGAGACGGGTGTTATCGCCGTCCTTTTCCTCGGTGGCGTGGAAGACCACCACGATGTTCTTCTTCAGCTCGTAGAAGCAGTAGTCCATCAGCCGGACGAACTCGCGGCCAACAAAGCCATAGCCCTTGAGGGACAGACTGCCGTCCCGCTGACCATACTTGGGGTTCTGCTTGATAGCCCACAGGCCCATCAGGGTGATAAGCTTGCCGGCGGTATCGAACACCAGCGTCTCGAAGTCCTTGAGGTTCTCCGGCTTCAGGTCATTCAGAATTTCGTCATAGCTGCGGGGCTGGATGTACGGCATACGGTATCGGGGCTCGATGCGGTCAATGCCGAAATCGCAGTCGATGTGCAGCGGACGAGGTGCGGACAGGGCCAGAGTGGACTTACCGATGCCGGGGTAGCCAGCAATCAGCATACGGATTTTCTTTGCGCCATCCTGAATGTCATTGGGGTTGCGAATCATAATGTTTACTCCTTTTCTCTTGGTTGGTTTACTTGTGGAACATGACGGTCTTGCCAGTGGTACGGTTCAGCAGAACCATGTGATCCGGGGCATCCCGGACGCAGAGGTACAGACGGAAGTCCCATCCCTGTGCAGAAAGGGCTTCTTTCTGCTTGCGGGTCAGCCTTTTGGGCCGGGCATTCATGTGTCTGCCGCTCATACGGTACTCACCTCCTCATTCCAGCGCTTCAACAGCGAGGGCTGCATGGTGATGATCTTGTAGCCGGTGGCTTCCAGTTCAGTGCTGCGGTCGTAGCTCTGCACGTCCTGCGCGTGCCGTGTGACAGCGTTTGCCAGACCATAGAAGGAAAGGTCACCGCCCGCGATAAGATGCCCCAGAATGCCCTCGCTCTCGTTCTGACGGATGTTGAACTCCTTGGCCGCAAGCTCAACCACCTTGGGAGCCGCCGCCGGGAGAATAGGCACTTCCTTGGCATCCCGGAGTTTCTGCACCAGTGCATTGAACCGGGCTTCATCGACCGCCGCCCGAACGGTGTCCTCAATCTTCATCAGGAACGCCCGGTCATCGGCTTCGATGGTCTCATCCCGGAAAATCCCGAAATCGCCATCCACGCTTTCATTGATGCGGCCAACATGGCGCTTGCCAACACCCACATCCGCCACCATGCCATTGGTACAGACAAGACGGTAAATCAGCGGCTTCACGGAAACGCTGCCCATGCCGACCTCAGAATTGGAAATCAGGATGCCGGCCTGAACGATGTCCCCCGGCACTACTTCGGTCTGGATGCGCTCATTGACAACCTTGATGTACATGCGGGTATCGGTCAGTTCACAGCTTTCAATGCGGGCTCCCTGCATTTCAGAGATAATCGGCAGGACCGTCTGTGCAACCTCGTAGTTGTCGATACGGCGGTAGCGGTCGGAGAGGATGGCGCGAGCGGTACCATCAAGGGTGCGAACCATGCGGCGGGTGTCCGGGGACTGCTGGAACCAGCCATTGACGTTTGCCATCAGCAGGCCGGGGTTCTCTGCCCGCATCCGCTCGTAGTAGGGAGCCGGGATCTTCAACTGCAATCCCAGCTGACGGTGGGCATTTTCGTTCAGCTGGAACGGGGTGTTGCCGATCACGAGGTCAAAGTTCTCGTTGACGGCGGTCATCTGCATAGCGCCCGCCGTGGCAACGTAGTCCTTTTTGACCTTGGCCTGCCGGTCAAGTTCAATCGCCAACTCCTGCAAACTTCTTCCATATTTCATAGGGTTACTCCTTTTCCGGGAAGCACTCAGGGACTCCCCATGCCTCGACCGCTTCAAGGCAGCGGTCACAGCCTACGATCGTACCGTCATCGGCGCGGTAGATGGTATCGCACCTCTGGTAACAGAGCGGGCACACAGGAGGTTCAAGATAGCCAGCTTCCGCATCAGTCCTCGGATACAGCATCCAGCACCTCCCGGAGCTTGCGCCCCATCCAGCGGCCTACGGCATCGAAAGCCCCCATGCTGTCTAACCAGACAAACAGGGCTGCGATAACAGAGGTCACAGCAAACTGCGCCGCCGGGGCACGAGCTGCTGCCTGTTCGGCGGTGATGCCGTACACGATCATCAGAATCCGGGTCATTCCTTACACTCCCTTTCTTTGCGAGCCTTGCGGGCAGCCGTTTGGGCTTCCAGCTTCTCACGGTTCCCGGGCTGGGCGATGAATTTTTTGAATCCCGCCAGCGTCACGCGGCCAAAGCTCTCACCGACTTCCGGGGGAATATCGGCCACGTTGATGTGAATTGTGGTGTCCATGTGGTCCTCCTGTTTTGAAGTAGGCAAACAGTCTACTTACAGAGCAAAAAAAATCTGCTCCATTTCCTCCGTTCCGATGTGGAGCAACTCGCACAGACTTTTAATTTCAGGTGCGGTAAAATCGGTTTTATTCCGAATTTTGTTCAAAAATCCCTGATATGAAAGGCCAATGCGATTTGCAATATACTTCATCTTGTAGCCGGAGGCATCAATCTTTGCTTTGAGCAAAGTGGTATTGGTCACAGTAAGTTCACCTCGCTTTCCGTTCGGCGTAGACTGGTTGTCTACTGGGCGTATATTACCACCTCGTAGACCGAATGTCAACTATTTTTCTGAAAAATTTGAAAAAATGTTGACCTCATGCCTACGCCGTATTATAATTGCATCAGAAGAATTTAGGGGGATGCAAAACCATGACCATCGGACAAAGAGTGAAAATTCGACGTGAAGAATTGGGGATGTCCCAAGAAGAACTAGCAAAGAAAATCGGCTATAAGTCGAAATCATCTATCAATAAGATTGAGCTTGGCTTCCGTGTCCTCACGCAGTCTAAAATCAAGGCTATTGCTGATGCACTTGATACGACCCCGTCTTACATCATGGGATGGGATGAAGAAGCCAGCCGGAATGAGTGGGCTTCGAAATTCCGCGACAGCGTGATGCAGATTTTGAATAATGCAGATCCGGCCGACTTAGAGGCTGCGGGTATCAGCGTTCAGGAAATCGAAGAAGAACTGAGCGGCAGCGACTCTATTTCGTTGGTGACGGCCTGCGCCATTGCGGATGAGCTGGGCGAGTCGCTGGATTCTCTGCTGGGCCATACTCCCAAGGAAATGATAAAGGCCGCCCTCCAGCAGGAGGACGGCCAAACGGCTGAAATTATTGAGCTGCTTCTTGATTTACCGGCAGATCGGCAGCAGGAGGCGTTGAGCTATCTTCGTT